TAGGTTACTGAAGACCTCACCTCCACTGTCAATAAATTTGGCTAGATATTCTTGTTGGAAGACATTAGGTGGTAGGGTTCTCTTTGCATCTTCTATCTCTTCTATGTTTATGTATGGTGTATCGTAACTACTTCCTGTATATGCTTTATAGTTTTCGTAGTCGTTTGAGCGCGCGAGTTGGTATAATTCATGAAACCAGTTTTTACCTTTCGGGGTCGACACAAAAACTATTTTAGCGTTTGACTTTGTTAAGAATACCGGGCGAATCGCTTCCTTCCATGCATCCTCTTTCATAAACGCAGCCTCATCTAAGATACCGTAGTCTATTGTTAAGCCTCGAATGTTATCATACTTCTCTGCTGATCTAAAGAGGATCTCACTACCGTTCTTTAGTGTTATATAGTTATCAGAGTAGTTACAGTTTTTAACTAAACCAGACGCGCCGATGGCTTGCATGATTTCTTTCTGAATTTTTGCGCATTGGCTGTACACCGGTGAAACCCATAACACTTTACATGGTCCACTATTAATCATCCAGTATAGTGAGAGGTTGATCGCCATTAAGGATTTACCAAACTGACGACCAACACATGCTACATGATACTTGGCAGGTGAGTTAATAATATCATTAATCATTACTCTCTGTTTAGGATGTGGTGTAAAACCAGTGTACTGCATTTACTCTTCTATTCTGTTAACGTCATCATTAATATCAGGTCCGAATGAGAACTTAATATCTTTAAATAGATCTTCACCATCTTGTCCAGTGATCTCTTGTCTTGCTAACTTAGGTATAATGTATTCACTAAGCTTTAACATAAGTTCCATTGCTTTTGCTGGATCATCATGGCTTACTTGTATTAACCACTTATTCATATTATCTAGGTTATCTTCAGTTAACTTCTGATAAGCCTCTCTAATTTGTTTAGTAGCTTTATTCTTTGTGCCCGGTTTTCTGCCGGCTCTGTTAATGTTGTGGTCTCCGCCTTTAAACTCTCCCATCTTCTTTAAGTGTTTTATTTAAGGTTTTAATTGTTTGCTTTGCTATCTCAAAAGACTTAGCCTTCATAGTAGCTACAGGGAATTCATTCTCTTTAAGAGTATACTTACCTGTTTTCGTTTCGTAAATTGTATATGATTTCATATTCTATTTTTAATCTTTTTTTAATGTTAAGGACACAACGGCCACAGGACGACATAGGCTTGTTCTCTCCTGTTATCCTGTTATAGATGTCATATATCATTCTGGCTTGCTCTTGCGTCATTCTGACGTTGCCTAATAGGCTATGATTATCTGTTAACCATTTGTAATCTTCGTTATTCATAATAGTATTTTTAAATATAATTCACTAATAATTGATGCTAGTGCTGCATATAAGATACCTTCGTACCCACTTAGAAATATAAAAGGTCCGACATTTAACCAAAAAGTCATACACATATTACATTTCATTGGTTTATCTGGCATCCATTTAAACCTTTGATTGAAGTCAGCTGCCATGTGTCCAAGTCCTGCTGCTCCTAATATCATTAATATTAACTCCATTGTTCTATTCTGTTTTTTATGTATTCTTTACATTCTTTTACGGCTTGACTAATCGATGTACGTGGTATACCTGTTATACGTTCTAATTCAGAATAGTTTGATGTCTTTAGCCACATTTTAAATAAGACTACTCTAAACCATTGTTCTACTGTATCTGCTTCCATATCTTCCATTATACCTTGGATTGCTTCTATCTTAAGATCTTTTTCTAATCCATTAGGATCTTCATCATAAGGTAGGTCGTATGCGTGGTTCCATATATTATACATATGTTCTTTAGCTTCTATCCAATATGTACCCATGTCATCACGTGATACCCAGTCACTACCTTGTTGACCATTTAAGTAACCTGTACTAACATTAAGAGGTACTTCTTTACCACCTTGTCTATATAGCTTATGCCATGGTGAAGTACCTGAATAGTAGTTTCTATGCATTATACCACTTAAGAATAAGAAAGCCTGTTTCTTTTCTATCAGTTCTTCTGCTCTCTTATGTTGTATAAATGATTCCATAGCATGATGTGCTAACTCTTCATATATATTAGGATCAGTTTTTTTAATGATCTTGCGGGCGAGGTGGACAATCTTATCATAGTTGTCAGTAATAAATTTATCTAGGATCGTATTCAAAGTAGTCAAATATATCTTTTATTATTGCACACTCTTCGTATGCTTCTTCGCGTAATGCGATTTCGTATCTAAATGCCATTAGGTTTAGAGCTTCTTCTACATCACTCATACTCTCGTCTAAGTATTTCTCTAACATAATATCACGAAAGCCTTGACGAGTATCTTCATCAGCTTTAAAGTAAACTCCTATTATCTTCCAGGCTTTTCTTTTCATGGCTATCATTTTCTAGTATTAGACTTAAACATTTCTTGATCGAACCTATACATTGGTGTATAGTGTGGTCGCATGTCTTTTCTTATAGTATCGTTATCAGGTTCAGTTAGATTCCAGTTACTACATCCTGCTAGGTAAGCCCATATTATATGTGATTGGTGCTTTTTAAGTGTAACGGTCTTTACGCCAGTACGATACTGTCTTAATTTAAAAACAAAGTGTTCTCGGTTTAGCTTAGCTATCTTACAATAAGAAGTATCGATTAGTTCGTTTAGAGTCAGGTGTACTCCATCGTCTTCGCTACCAATTATTCTTCTAATATCATAACCATATACATCTAGTGCTGAGCTTTCATACTCAACACATAACTTACGTAAGAATGCAAATAACATACATACACCTTCATCTTCTGTATTAACCCAGTTGGGTACTTTAATTTGTATCTCCATATAGTATGTATCACTCTAATGTTTTAGCAAATAAGGCAATATCAATTTCTTGTTTTGTCTTTTCTTTTTTATCTTTATTAAATTTACAAAGAAAGTCTTCAGGCTCTGGTACTTCTTTTGGTATTTCTTTATTGGTAACCTCTACTGGTACTCTAATGGTATGCTGATCAGTTTGAACAGTGTTGCTAACAGAATGATCAGTGTACTCTGATCGATTTGAACAGTGTGGACTAACAGATTGATCAGTGTCACTAACAGATTGATCAGTGTTAGCTTTGATCACTTTGTTAGTTATACCGTGAATAATAGCAAAGCCTAGACCATCTTCATCTATCTTATACATTTTAGTACCACTAGTATGCCATCCAACAAATTTAATTATTTCATTTTGTTCTAGTACTTGCATACGTCTACGTACAGTCATATAAGGTATACCGTACTTTTCAGTTACAGTCTTGTTAGCCATAAAAAATGTTTTGCCTTTAGAACTAAATCTTTTAATAATAGCAATAAGTAATCTATACTTTTCGTCTATTTTAATCCATGTGTCTGGGATGTTTGTGTAATTGTCTTTCATATTATTATATTATATTGTTTCCATGTGTTGTCTGATAGGTCTTGCAACTCTACTCTGTGTCATACCTAAACGTTGTTGTATTTGTTTACGTGATAGGCCATTAACATATAAATCTATTATAGACTCGTCCTGTTCTTCACGTGTGGTGTCAGGTTGTAATATAGTCTGATCACTTGGAAACCATTCATTGTTTTCCTTTCTTCGTAAGTATCTATAACGATTCTCTTTATTAGTTACCCACTCTAAATTTTCGAAATGATTATTCATCTTGTTACCATCTAGGTGATCGACTGTTATTGATCTACCAGTAGTTTCACCGAACGGGTTATGGCAATACATGATTGCTACAAGTTTGTGTACGTATTTGTTTAGTAAGTAGTTTGGAGATAGGGCAGCATATCTACTACCCTCGTGACCGCCTGTTAGACTAATCTTAGGCCATTTAACATAGTCATTATAGTTATTAGTTACCTTTACTCTACCATAGTCTGAGATCCACCAGTAACGTTCTTGACCTTTATTTGCATGTGGTCCTGTACTTGTCTTAGTAGTATCAAAGTGTTTCCATTGTTCTTCTTCCATTGTTTATTGTATATTATTATTAGTTGTTATATAGTTATATATCGTTTTGTTTCAAGAAAAAAGAGGGATTCCTATAAAAGGCCGAAGGGCCCTCGAATGAGGACCCTTCTAAATATAATAATAAAATAAACAACCATGTAAAATGGCTATGCGAGGATTAATTAGAACCTCACTTGTTATATATCGCTAGACGGTTTTGTTTCAGATTAGTTAATCTTTCTTAGTGTTGCACCGTGGTTAACGTAAGTTGCACCGGAGTTATCTACACACACTCTAGATACCAGATAAAGATCTGATGTCCAGTCTACAGCTTTTGTAATAATACCAGCTTGATTAGAACCATCAACATCTGATGGACATCCTGAACATACTATCTCAGATCCAATACCAGTACCATCTTGAGTACCTACGTAAATAGTTTTTTGATAGCCTCTTGACCATGCTGCATTCTGACTTTCTTGTTGTCCAAGATTCATTTCTTCAGTAGCAGCGTTACCGATTGTACCTGTTGTAGAAATCCAAAACGCAGAGTATACAAAACCAGTACTTCCTGATGCACTATCTGCTCCGTTTAACTGCCACATATCTCCAGCTTGGAATGTATTAGCTGGTATTAAGACTGATGATTGAATAAGATCACATCCACTTGATTGTGTTAAACCTCCTACTCTTGGTAGTGTAAATACCGTACCTGTTACTGGAGCTGAGTCAATTTGTAAACCACCAGTTGATGTAATATTTAATCTTCTATCCGTACCACCTGCATCTGACATAATAATACCACCTGCAGTTGGTGTTGAATCTGTTTGTACTTCTAATGCACTTACAGATGTTGTTTCTGCTATTGTAGCTTGTACGTTATGACCTAGT